GTTTATCTCTATTTTCTGTTACATGATAATGTGTAGGTACTCCTACTGAAGTTAATGCTGATTCCATCTGCTCATGGTTTTCAATAGTTTTCATTTCTCTTCGTAAAGATTTTATTAATTCTTGAGGTAAAGTTATCCAAAAAAAACCTACGTTGTCAAAATGATGAAATTTTGTTTCAATCATACTTTTTTTTATTTTCTCTTCTTTCTTTTAAATGTTTAATTTCTAGATCACAGTAATGTTTTATTTTTTCTAAATCTTGTAGTGGGTTTCCTTTAAGTAAATATCTGCATACATATTTTATTATATTTGCTTGTAAGGGATTTAAATTATTTTTTCTTATAAATGTCCATGGTTGAATAACAAATTTTTTGTAGTGAGATCCTCCAACTTGTTTATCATTTGGAAAAGCTTCGTCAAAAATATCTTTATTTGTCATTTTTCTCCTGTATGTAAACTAAATAATCTTGTCCAATAGGATAGTTAAACTTATAGTCAGATCTTAATAAATGTAAAGTTTTTCTTGCTCTAGTAGCACCCGTATACCAAACCTTACGTTCATCACTTTTTTCTTGTTTATTTTTATTTGCATAATCTGATGGATAATTACCTTTACCATATAACACTACATGATTCGCTTCTCCCCCCTTTACTGAGTGTATTGTATCTATAGTAATAAGTGGTTCCTTATCTAACTCTTTTTGACCATATCTTCTAAGTAATCTAATAAAATGTCTTACTTGCCTTGGTTTAAAATTTCTTCGTAATATCCAATACCAAGGTTTATTTTTTTGACTATCCTCTAATGTTAAGCCACACCATTCTTTTAATGCTTGAAAATCATATTCTTTAAAATCAGGTTCTGCCCTCCAAAATTTATCTAGTCTATAAGCTGGGTCTTCAAGTTCTCTAATAAATTTATACATATTTCTTGCAGCTTTTTTATCTATCTTTTTTCCATTAGAAATAGCAGTCCATGACTTTATTGAGTCCCACTGCTTTTGATCAAAGCATTTTGTACCTTTGTTATCTTTAAAATATAATCCAGCATCTTTAGCTAACATTCTTAATTGATTTACAGTTTCATTAATTCTTCCTAGTATGTACCAATCCTCATTAAACTTTTCAAAAGGAATTTCTTTAAACGATAAATAAGCTTTAACTAAACCTTTTGTGTCTCCTGGTAAATATTCTTTCTCTTCACTATCACTTATACCTCTTCTAATTATTTGAGAGAATCTATGTATAGCTTCACCAAATCTTCTTGTTCTTCTTAATTTAACTTTTCTTCCAGGAAAAAATTTTGTAAAATATTTTGGATCAGCTCCATTCCATTTATATATTGCCTGATCATCATCACCTGCTAAATAAATTCTTTTTACTTTTGGAGCCATTTTATAAATAACTGACCATTGTAGTGGTGTACAATCTTGAGCTTCATCTAATATTAAAACTTTTAACGGAGGAAAGTCTATTTCTTTTATTGCTCTCTCGATCATATCATCAAAATCAATAAATGATCTTTCTCCACCACCAGTCTTGTAATGTTCATAAGTGCTTATCTTTCTAAGAAATACAGTAAGAGAATCTCTTTTATAACTTTCTTGTTTGTAAGCTTCTTCAGGAGTTATCAATAGATTTCTTGCTTTACTATAAACACCTAATGACCAATCTTTATACATAAAATTATCATCAGCTAATCTTTTATCACTGGATTTAATTACTTTGGTTTGTAAAGCAAAATCAATCGTACAATCCTTTGGATCAAATACCTCCTCAGGAAAATATCTTCTACAATAAGTATGTAATGTTTTAAATCTTGAAAAGTCATCTGAATTGTATTGTGGAAATGATTCTAGTGCTCTTGAGACAGCTGTGTTCACTGCCTTATTAGTAAAAGATAAATATGCTATTTCATTCGGTCTTATACCTTTTCTTAAGTAACCCTTTAAAACTTTTTCTATAAGAGTATATGTTTTACCAGTGCCTGGAGGACCAAAGATTTTTATTGTTTTGTGATAAAGATCTTTTAATATTTTAACTTCTTGAGCTTTATCCATTTTTAATTATCACTATCATTAATGGCCTGAGATAACCAGTTTTTGGTTCTTGATTATCTTCACTAAAAAATTTAGTGCCATATAATCCTTTAGTTTTTTCTAAAAATCTAATTTCAATATTTTTTTTTGGTTTATGTTTTTTATTATCCCAAAGGTAAGTATGAAAATAAACTGAATTAGTTGAAGCTGGTAAAAGAAAAACTGTGGTGCATTTTGATTCACAAGCCTTTTTTATAAACTTAGGTATTTTACCATCAAACATCGGATGACAATAAATAATTTCACCATTCCAATCTTGTGTACATGCATCTATATATTTAGTCCAATATCTTGGCAATAAATGATTTTTATCTGAGGCACAAGCATCAACAGTAAATTTAAATTCCTTAGATAATTCTCTCCATATTTCTTTGGGTGTTCTAATCCACTCCATTTTTAAAATTTTTTTATTATGTAATAAATTAAATTGTTTTTGTTGAGTCATTAGGTTTTGAATTTACCAGTATGAAATTCATCATCCATTTCTGATACTGTCTTCTTAATTACTTTTTTTTCTGTTTTCTTATAATCTACGAACTTAGGCATCTCTACTGACCATACATTTTTTACACCCTCATGATAATCTATTCTTTCGCATCCTAACAAATGCATAGCCTCTGCTGCACTTTTAAATGTTTTATTATTACCTAAAAATTTTTCAAAAGTAATTTTTTTAAAATAACAAACATTTGTCTTTGAATCCAAAACCACATAGTTATCTTGCAATTTATCAAAGTCATCTTCTTCAATGTGGCTTTCAAAAAACTTTTTAAGAAAATTATATTTTTCCTCTCCAAGTGTATCTTCAAATTTCATTTTCTCATTTTCAACGGCTTTTTTTACAATCGTTGACATAAGCATTTCAAATGGTGATGGCCCTGTCCTAGGTCTTGGTAAAGTAATCCAATAAATCCCATACCTTAACAATTTGACTCTAAAAGATTTTTCGTCTTTCATATCTTCAGGACCAATTATAATTTTTTCTCCTTGGAATATAAAAGAGTATTCAATTGATTTTGTGCTTCTTATAAATTCAATATCTTCAAAATCATCTATCAAATCTGGCACTTGTGAACCGATACCAAGTTTTCTGAACTTACATAAATCTTTATTACATATAGGTGTTATTGCACCAAGCTTAGGAGGACATTTATAATTATAATCTTTTTTAATTACAGATTTTGCAACTGAGTTTTCTACTTCTCTTGGGTCCATAGGTGTTACGAAAATTTCTTGGTTTCTCTGTAAAAGAATTCTTCTCATCTCTTCTATACTAACTTTACCGTCAGTTTTTTTCATTTCTAAAACACCAACATTGTATAGAAGATCGTTTCTATGATTGCCTGACCATTTATCCATAATCATCTTTTGAACACAAGGTGGATAATGTTTCCAATCTTCCTCAGGCTCATATTCTTTGACTTTAATATTTTGTAATTGCTCTAAAGATAAAGTTTTATTTTTAATTATTTCAATAAATTTTCCTATTAAGACTGGTGTGTTATATTCATTGTATGCAAATTCTGTTGTAGCATCCATATTAAAATATGGCATGTTCATACATTTGTTCATTGGAAAAACTTCTAATGCTTGAAAGAAATTTTTATTCCATTCTTGTAATTTTTTTAAAACATCTTTAACCGGATACCAGTCGTCTAAAAATAAAAATAAATGTAAGCCTCCTGATTTTGATCTTACTGGTACTAATGGTAATTTGTTATCTTTAACAATATCTATAACTTTTTTTTGTGAATAATCTTTGTAACTTTGAGGATCAATATCTATACAACCCCATTTACATTGATCATCTTTTTCAGGTTTTATACCTATACGTTTCTTTCCTTCTAAATGTTCTTTCCATATCTGTAGTGTAACTGGTTCGTGGACCGTGAGAGTTTGTCCTACTGTCTTTCCCCGTTCATCTACCTCTCCAGTAAGAGAGGTAGTGATGAACAGTTCAGAATTACCCTCGAATATTTTTAAGAGTTGCTCCTCCATAAAAAATATTAAAAGGGTACACCCTCTTTGCTATTATTTCCGACAGCTTGATTTTCATCAGCAAAATTAACTTTGCCAAAGATATCACTCTTCATTGCACTTTGATAAAATGCTTGTGTAGTTTCTAAAGTTTTTAAATGTTCTTGTGTATTTAAAAATTTATCAAAATCTACAACCCAACCATACCAAGAGTTCTGTGAATTAGATTCTTTAGTAGTAGTTAGTTTATATGCAGTAGACCAAGATGGTGGATTAAACATTCCATTCTTACCTTGTGTTCTTCTAGACATAATCATGGAATTCCAAGTTTTTGA